ATCTGTTTTGATACTAGGGTTGGAAAATTAAGCCTAGAAATGGCTAAAAATCGCAGAAAGAAAAGATCAAGGAAGACGTTTAACTAACGTGATACTGCGGCGCTTTGTTCTACGTTTATTGAGTTCGTTGAGACTTACGACAGGACCGTGAACTATAGTGAGGTTTTTATTATTAAATGTTCTTAGATAGGGCTTAAAAGGTAGCCATTCTTCTTTTAAGAATATGTTTATTGGCACTTGACGATTGCTTTCCCACCACCAGGTTTCACCTAATTCCAAGAACATTTGCTTTGCGGAACTATCCACTATAGCACCGTAATCGTATATACTAGTGCATTGGTCGTCACGATTCTGTACGATTCCTACATAATCTTGGCTGGCAAAGGAAACTACCGTTATAAAGGGATGGTTTTCTGAAAGTTTTTTGAAAAAGTCATTAGCAAGTGTCATCGATGTTTATTTATATTTGGGTGACCGAAAAAATATTTTATTTTTATAGTAATAAATACTCATTGAGGAGCAACATCTGTGACAGTTACTAATGTAGGTTATTCGACAGCCGTATTCGTTTATACACAACGTCAGATCGTTGTCCTCTTATCAGGAAACAGTCCGAGGGCCTTTATGCCAGTATATGCTAAAAATTTAAATTTACACAAAGGTGTAGATAACAGAATACAATTTCAGTTCTTGAACCAAGAGCAGAAACCAGTTGACATTACAGGTAAGGTTATCACTTGCCGCATAATCAATTATAACGGTACTCAAGTCTTAATCAACAAAGCATTGACACTAGAATTACCATTGACTGGTATAGCATATCTACAACTAAATGCCGCAGAAATCGAAGACATTCCTGCGCAGAAGTGTTATTACTCATTAGAGATTCCTGTAGGAGATTTTGGTTATCCTGTGTTCGTAGACCCAGCATCAGGAGCACGTGGTGATATCAACATTCTTAATAGCGTACTACCAAGTTTCGTACCAAGTCAGATCGTCACTATCCCAACTGGTCAACCGTTCCCTAACGTGGATGCAAACAACAGCATAGACAACGTATTACCAAATGCTAGAACATATTTCAGTTCAGTCATCAATACTCAAGACAATCCTATTTTAAGCATACAGGCTCATTTATTTGAGTACAATGGTACTGTAGCAATAGAAGGTACATTCGACAGTCAGTTATCAGACTGGTACCCGATCACAGCAGAAGAATATTTGGAAACAACAGAAACAGTGGGTTATACTATCAGAGGCTACCACCCATTTGTAAGAATGGTATTCACTAGTAATACCGGTGCTGTGACAAACATTTTGGCAAGATAAGTATCCAATAGTATTTGTTTCTACGCAACACTATGTTATAATTACATTGTGTTTGATATTCTACAGATAGTTCCAGGCAAGAAAAAGTTATCACAAAGCGGTTGGCATAGTTTCAACGCTGTGTGTTGCCAAAATCGCGGGCATAGTACCGACAAGCGAGGTCGCGGTGGTATCAAATTCAGTAGTGCTGACAACTGGAGTTATCATTGCTTCAACTGCGGTTTCAAATGTGGTTTCACGTTAGGCAAACCTCTCACTAGAAACACTAAACAACTGTTTGCATACATCGGTATAGACAAAGAACAAATCGACAAGTGGAGTTTTGAAAGTTTACAACACAAAGACTTGTTAGATTTTGTCAAGGTCAAAAGAGAAAAGAAAAAAGTTAAATTTAAAGAAGTACCTTTGCCAGTAGCAGAACTTATAGATGTTACTAATCCTACTCATCAAGTTTATATCGACTATCTGAAAAAACGCAAGATAGATGTTGTCGATTATCCTTTCATGGTTACCCCTGATGAAGAAGGACGACAAGCCAATCGTGTGATCATACCATTTACATATCAAAATAAAGTAGTGGGTCATACTAGCAGATACCTTGATGATCGTAAACCTAAATTCATCAGTGAACAACAAAGTGGTTATCTGTTTGGTGTAGACTTACAAAAGCCAGAGTGGGAAGTATGTATCGTAGTTGAAGGTATATTCGATGCATTAAGTATCAGTGGGTGCGCATTGACTACTAATGCTATCAGTGATGACCAAGCAGAAATATTAAAGCAATTAAACAAAAAGATTATAGTAGTGCCTGACCAAGACAAGTCAGGTATAGAGATTATTGATAGAGCATTAGATTTAGGATTCTATGTCAGTATACCAGACTGGGATATTGGTATAAAAGATGTAAATGATGCTGTGATAAAATATGGTAAACTACCTACGTTACTAAGTATCTTGCAATCAGCGACAAACAGCAAGATAAAAACAACAATGAAGAGGAAACAACTTGACAAAAACCGATTACAACATTGATGTACAAATATTCTTTCTAAGAATGATGATAACTAATGCGGAACTATATACTCGCATAATGAATATCATGAGTGCAGAAAACTTTGATAGAAAGATAAGACCAGTGGCTGAACTCATAATAGAGCATACTAAAAAATATAGTGTCATGCCAGAACCAACTCAGATAAAAGCATTAACAGGTGCTAGTATAGACAGGTTGGGTGAAGAAGAAATGGTAGAGGGACACAATGAATGGTTCTTAGAAGAATTTGAGCAGTTTACGAAACAAAAAGAAACAGAACGTGCGATCATATCGTGTGCTGATTTATTGGAAAAAAATGACTGGCCTACTATATTTAAATTAATCAAAGATGCTACTGAAATCAGTTTACAACGTGATATGGGTACAGATTATTTCGCAGACCCATCAGCACGATTAAACAAATATTTTAATCAAGGTGGGCAGGTATCTACTGGTTGGCCGCAACTAGACAGAATCTTATATGGTGGATTCAGTCGAGGTGAATTAAATATTTTTGCAGGTGGTTCAGGTTCAGGTAAGTCATTGGTTATGATGAACATTGCATTAAACTGGTTACAGTTGGGATTAAGTGGAGTTTATATATCACTTGAACTTTCAGAAGAACTTACATCATTGCGTACTGATGCGATGTTGACTGGTAGTAGTACTAAAGACATACGCAAAAATATTGAGACTACAGAACTTAAAGTTAAAGTAGCCGGAAAACAATTTGGTAAATACCGTGTGAAGGGTATGCCGGCACAAAGCAATGTCAATGATATTCGTGCTTATTTAAAAGAAGTACAAATACAAACAGGTATTAGAGTTGATTTCGTGATGATTGACTATCTGGATCTAGTCATGCCAGTTTCTGTAAAAGTAAATCCAAACGACCAGTTCATTAAAGACAAGTATGTGTCAGAAGAATTGCGTAATCTATCAAAAGAGATGGGAGTGTTGATGGTTACTGCATCACAGTTGAATCGCACTGCCGTAGATGAAGTCGAGTTTGATCATAGTCACATTGCAGGTGGTATCAGTAAAATCAATACTGCTGACAACGTGTTTGGTATCTTTACAAGTCGTAGTATGCGTGAGCGTGGAAAATATCAGATTCAATGTATGAAAAGTCGTAGTTCTGCTGGGGTAGGACAAAAAATAGACTTAGAATATAATGTTGAATCTATGCGTATTACTGATGAAGGCGGGGACGAATCTAGTATGCCCCGATCTACAGGAAACGCATTAATGAGTCAAATTAAGGCTACTAGTCAAGTAGGAACCGTCAATCAAGCAGTATCAGAAGCCGTAGAACCCGAAGAAAATAAGGTTGTAGCCGACGTTCAGAGTACAAAATTGAAGAGTTTGCTTGCTAGCCTAAAGAAATAAAACGGCCTTTCCCAGATAAATACTCTATTATGCAAAAACGCACACGTAGCCTTTTAGAAGAACTGGAAGCGATCGGTAGTAACCGTGACATGGGCCTTGTCATCGAAAGCAGAGCCCATAATGTTATCACCAGCGCCATCAATTTAATTGAACTAATCAATCGTAATTATTCTCCTGAAAAGGCTGAAATATTAGAAAAGAAATTATTAAGCGCAATCAAAGGCAAGGATTCACGCAGATTTGCAAAATCTCTGAGGAAAAATGAAAATGAGGATCAATGAACTAAACTTTATGCAGAACCTTTTGAAAGGGGTTACTGATACAGTAGGTCAAACTGCACGTGCAGTAAAAGGTAGCATGTCAGGCAGCGAAGATGACATGGCAAAGAAGATGTTCATTAATAAGTTCGTCAGTAGAGCCAGTGAAGCACTTAATACTGCTGTGCAACAAAAACTAGTGAATCCAAGCATTACTAAATTATCGGGAGCAGGAAGTGCGCCATCAACACCACCCCCAACACAAACCAGCACAACAACACCTAGCGCACCTGCGACAGGAGGAGCACCTGCACCAGCCGCAGGTAGTACAACAACTACAGCCGCTCCAACAGCAGGCGGAACACCACCAGTCACAGCCACTCAGCCAGCCGGAAACGCCCCAGGCAACGTAGCAGTACCGACAGGTGGTAAGCAAGGACAACCAAATACCGGCATAGATGTTAGTGTCAAGCAGATTTCTAGAAGAATGAATCAACTTCAGCCAACAGGAACTAAACCAATACCAAAAAAGGCTGCACAAGAGATAGCAACAGATTTACCTAAGGTAAGTCTCAATAAAGATTATCTAGTTCGTGTAGGCGGGAAGATCCTTAAGTTAAACGATGCAGGTTATGACGTAAAAGACATGCATAAACAGTTCTTGGATCAGTATGTTAAAGGTACAAGACAAAAGACTATACAAGAGAGTATCGAAGAGTCTAGATTAGAAGAACTATATCACAGATTAACATCAGCAGAGAAATTCCGTAATGCTCTTAAGAAGACAGGTTATGATCCTGAATTAGCAATAAGCCGCATTGGCGCTTTATTAGCAAAGCGCAGGAAAATGGCTTCACAGCGTGATGAATTAATTGATATTGATGACCTAAGAGAAGTTAGCCCACAAGGTGGCGGCAAAGTCGCTGGTCAACTAAGCAATTCACCTAATGCTATACGTAAACGTAACGCTAGATTGGCTGCAAGAACAGCCGCTCAACAGCAAACTACTGCGCCACAACAGCAACAACCGGCTACACAGCAAACTACTGCGCCACAACAGCAACAACCGGCTACACAGCAAACTACTGCACCACAACAACAGCAAACTACACAACAGGCAGCACCACCTACAGCACCGACTGCAACTAAACCAGGGAAACCAAGCATGGGTCAATGGTTGAAAGATAACTTCATTAAGAATTTCTTTAAGGGTGTGCCATGGCAGAGCGCAGAGCCACAGATTGACAAGATATTGATGCGCTTACCTAAGAGTTATAAAGATGGCACAATACAAAAAGACTTGCAAGACATAGCAAGTATTGGATGGAGTTTGTCTCCTAAGAAAGACTAATGGAGAACTTCATGGATAAGGGTGTAGCAGAATTTTTCATCAATCTAAGAGAAACCTTCAAGAAATTAGATACTCTTAATGAAGGTAAGGGTCACTTAGATCATCCTGAAGATTTAGTAGTTCTTGATGACGTTGCCGGGGCTAATCGTGCATTACAAGCCATACTAGATACAGCAAAGAATCCTAAAACAATCACCATTAAATGGGATGGATATCCTGCATTGATATTTGGTCATGGACCAGATGGAAAATTCAGCATCATGGACAAGCACATGTTCAATAGAAAAGACGGTGCAGGTAGAAAAGTCTACAGTCCACAACAATTTATACAATATGACCAAGCAAGAGGAGTTGATCGTGGTGAACTTAATACTCTCATTACAAACATATGGCCCGGTTTGCAAAAAGCAAGTCAAGGTACGAAAGGCTATTATTGGGGCGACTTGCTCTTCGGGAAACCGCTCCAGCCAGAAAAAGGCCTTTATAAATTCAAAGCAAATCCTAACGGTATAGCATACACAGTAGATGCTGACAGCACGATAGGAAAGTTGTTGGCTGACAAAACTGCGGGCATTGCAGTACACCAATACTTAAGTCCTGATGCGGTAACGACAGATGATGCTACTCCATTGAACGGCAGTATAGGACAGTTAAAAAATAATAGTGATGTTGCTGTAGTACCTAGTGCTATGCCAACTACACCTTCAGTTAACCTCGATAAGAAATTGATATCAAATGTACAGACTGCTATTAAGAAGCATGGTAATGCTGTACAGAAATTGATGACAACTGCTCCTCAAGCACGTAATACATTCAATGGTTTGTTTACTACATTCATCAACAAGCAAATTGTTTCAGGTGATCTAAACAATATGGCTGACAATTTTATGAAGTATTTTGAGACTAGACCTATGACTCCTAGCATGAAGCAGAAGTTATCAGATCACTTAAATGCTAACAAAGCAGGTATAGTTGGATTATTCACTATATGGGCCGCTATCTATCAACTGAAATCATCGGTTGTAGATCAACTTGCGCAAGCCGCAGAAAACAGCCCAGTCAAGGGTTATCTACAGTCAGGCCAGCAAAGCCAAGAAGGTTTTGTCAGTCAGGGCTTGAAATTCGTGGATAGAATGGGCTTTAGCCGTCAGAATTTGGCTGGACAAAGATAGCCAAAACCAACATTTTTTTGCTCCTGGAATAAATAATAGTATGAGCCTAAAGGGTTCAAATTAACGGAGATTTAAAAATGGCACAATTTACAAGAGTTAACGGTGACTTCAAACCAGTTCTATGGTTAGACGCACCTTCATACACTAATACTGGTGTAAACGCAGTAACTTCAGCTGCAACAGTTCAACCACAAGGTCCTAAATTAGACTTTTTCACTGCAACTGCAAACGGCGCTTTGACAACAACTCAAATCGCTTTTGGTATTCAGCAGATTGAACAGTTAGCAACTTTGATGATCTATGAGTACACAGACACATCTAATGACACATTAGCATTCGCTGTATACCCAACAGGTGCATGGACTACTGCTGCCTTAGTGACAGCATTAGAAACAGGTCCAGTTGGTTCAGCATGGGCTAACGCTGTAACTGTAACAGCATCAGCAACTTTCACTAACTAATCATTAGTTTAAGTTAACAAACGAAAGCCTGAGAATTAATTCTCAGGCTTTTTTACGGCTGTAAATACAGGATGAGCCTTAGGATTGCGTGTTATACATTATTTGATATTACAAAAACAGGAGTGTTAAATCGTAATCGCCCCTCTGTGGATGTGACTGATATTCAAGGGTGGGTCACAAAAAGAAACACGCAATGTAATTTTGATACTATATTACAGTTAATATCATTAAGAGCGCAACCTGACATAGCAACTGATCCTAGACAGATTGAAATGACTATTGATAATAATAGTCTATTCGGTTATACATATCAGGACAAAAAGAAGCATACAGTATGGACCTTTGACTTTGACATACAATATGCTAGCGTGTTTGAAGATGGTATATCTGATATGGGCGCATTGTATAAAGATTGCGATCAAGTTCCTATGCTTAAATCTGGTAAAGAAATAAAGAATTTAAGCGATAGGCTCGGCATAGATAATAGTAACAGGAACATATATTTTGTTAAATATTAATATGAATAAGTCTTATCTACAGAAAAAGATCAGAGACCTTTTTATCGTACACGAATACGATGGAAGTTATAACCTTTTTGGAACTTACTCTATAAAGCAACAACCTAATGGTGCTTATAAAGTACTAGTTACCGACGACCGTTATAAAGATCCTGTCGAATTTTCAGCATTGAAATATGCTGTATCTTGGTGCGTATTTGAGAAGAATCATAAGCACAAAGAACTTAAGAGGTTATACGAACTTGATCAAATTCTAGGCAGTATAGACGTTTCTATAGCACAACATCAGAAATTGATGTTTAAAACAGGTACCCCCGACAAGTTTATCTTTCTTGCTAAACTCAATGAAGATAAACTCAGAAAAAAGCAGGCCATAAAGGAATTGGCTCAATATACGTCACTTTCCAGACATATTCAGGAGAAGAAATTCACTGATACTAAGGATGAAAAGTAGACCGATTCAGATAAATATTACTATTAAGATGGAATTATAACCATGAGACTCAACGAACTTGACCAAAAAAATATCGCAACTAAAGCCTTGAAAGAAAACTTTGACGTGGACTTTAACACATCAAACTTATCTCGTTTCCAAGCCAAGTCTATGCTTGACAAAGTAAACGGACTTATCAAGGAAGCCAAAGCAAAACCTGATTTCTATACAAATCAGCATAACCCAACATACATGAAATTAGTATTCATGTCACAAGCATTGAGCGAACACTACAACACTCAGCCAGCAGCCGAGATTGTCGTTGAGAATCAAGAAGTAGAGAAGTCACAAGTTATCTTGGCAGCACAAGATATGGTTGACAGCCTACAGAAAATGATTGAAGAAGTCAATGACATGTTAGTTAAAGAACTACCTGCATTGACAGACAGCATTCAATCAGAGATCGGTGTGAACGAAGCCACTGCATTCAATCAGGCTACTTCAGAAGCATTGACTACATTGAATCAAACATTAAGCCAGAGCAAACAAAGTGTTCAAGGCGCAATGAATGGTATGACTGGTCAAGGTGATATGTCAGCATTAGGTGCCCCTCCTTCAGGCGGTGAAGAGATGGCTGTAACTGACATTGCTACACAAGCAACTCCTGGTGGTGAAGAAATGACTGACGTTGATATGACAGCAGAACTACCAGCAGAAGAGCCAGAAGCAGAACCAACAGGCGGAGTAGGCAGAGAAAAGAGGTAATCATGCGCCTCTTTGAAATCTCAAATGATCCCAAACTAACAAAGTTGATCGCCGCAACAGATCAGTTGAGAACCTACCTTGAACAGGGTAAGATCACTAAGAATTGGACATTAGATCAATTACTTCAATACTTTAGAAAGTTTGAATTAGTATTAAGCCCTAATGACATATATGGAATGCTTCAACAGAAGCCATTAAAGAATGTCGTTTCTAATGTTGAAGGTGATCAAGTAGTGTTCAAAGGTTTAGAACAGCCCGAACCACCGGTAGAGGCTCCCCCTCCAGAACAAAGTAAAGAAGTAGTTGCTAAAATGGCACAAAAAGCCATGAAGTAACCTTTTCTGTTGATTTAATACAACATTTCAACTATAATAACAAGATGTTCATAAATCTCACTCAAACTGCCGAAGACAAGTTTAAAGAACAACTTGAGCAACGTGGCAAAGGTATAGGGATACTAATAGGCGTGAAGCAGACAGGTTGCTCAGGCTATGCCTACACCCTTGAGTTTGTCGATATACCTATATCTGGATTCCACAAACATTTTAAAAATTTTACTTTATTTGTAAATCCAGATGCAGAAAATATGCTTGATGGTGTCACAATAGATTATATCAAACAGGGCATGAACGAAAAGTTTGAATTTATCAATCCAAGAGAAAAAGACCGCTGTGGATGCGGGGAGAGTTTTAGAGTTTGACTTACTTACCAGACAGATTTCCATACAAAGAGTTAAAACGAGAGACCATTAATGGCTCAAGAAAATATATGACTCCCGACGGTCATGCTGTTCCTAGCGTGACAACTATCTTAGATGCTACAAAATCTGAAGAGAGCAAGAAAGCGTTACATGAGTGGCGCAAGCGTGTTGGACCTGAGAAGGCACAACAAATCACTACTGAAGCCGCTGGCCGTGGAACACGAATGCACAAGTGGCTTGAGAACTACGTAAAGACAGGAGTCACAGGTGAGCCCGGTAGCAATCCGTATAGTATCCAAAGCCATCAGATGGCACATTCAATCATATCTAAAGGATTATCCAACTGCACCGAGTTCTGGGGCACGGAAGTATCTTTATACTTTCCTGAAGTTTATGCAGGGACCACAGACTTAGTAGGAGTCCATGGTGGTCAAGAAGCGATAATGGACCACAAGCAGACAAACAAGCCCAAGAAGCGTGAGTGGATCGAAGACTATTTTGTGCAGACTGCGGCCTATGCATTAGCGCACAATGAAGTCTGGGGCACTAAGATACGTAAGGGCGTTATTTTTATGTGTTCGGCCGCTAATGAATATCAAGAATTCATTATCGAAGGAACTGATTTTGACAAATATACCGGCTTATGGTATGAGAGATTAGACAAATACTATAGTCAGTTCCTATGACATGATAGCATAAATAGTTGTACTACTTGGTAAATGTACAACTATGTCTATTATACAGATTTCTAAAATCCAACAGCGTTCGGGCGATCTAGTCGATCTCCCACAACTTGACGAAGCAGAGTTCGGTTTCGCCACTGATGAAAAAAGACTTTTCATCGGTAAAACCATCGGGAATATTGAGAACGTTGAAGTTCTCACATCATATAGTGATATAGCCTTCGATCAGATTCAAGGTGTAACTGGAAATATTGCTATCGATGCTAGCGTTTTAGCAAATGGTCAAGTATTAGCCTATGATGGAACCAATTGGGTAAATAAGGGCGGTGAAGCCGGCGGATTTATTGATCTAGGATCAGTATCCAATGTTGCTATCGCAGGCGGCGGTGTAGGATATACACTGACAACTGACGGCACCGGTAATTTAAGTTGGACTCCTAAGGGATTTGTCACTCTTAATATTTTAAATGTTACACAAGCAAGCACTGGTGTATTAGAATTTACAACAGAATATCCATTGAGTAATGGAACTAGAGTCACTATCAATGGCATCGAAGGTAACACAGGATTCACAGCATTGAACGGTGATGATTTTTATCTAAAACCTATCGCAAATACATTAAGTCAATATGAATTATACCAAGATAGTTTGTTATTGACTCCTTACGATACTTCAGCACTAACTCCTGCATATCCTTTTACTTCAGTTACATCAACATCAAGTTCTACTGATGAGATTCTTGTAGCAAATAGCGT